AATACCTCACCGCACTCATCAAGCGGCAATGGGGCGTGAATATGAGCAAGTACAGCGGCATCAAGATGCCAGGTGATGTTACGCTTCGCGGAGTGGACATTGCCACGGAAGCACAAAAAGAAATAGATGAAATCGAAAAGGAAATCATCACGAAATACGAACTTCCTGTTGATTTCATGATGGGATAAAATGGCAGTAAATCCATATTTCAACAAGTTCAAGAATCTTTCCGAGCAAAATCTCGTGGAGGATTTGACCATAGAGGCCATAAAGATTCATGGCATGGAGATGTACTATATCCCGAGAACAATGGTTCACAAGGATGATTTCTTCGGTGAAGCGGCGTATTCAAGATTCAATTCATTCAAAATGATAGAGATGTACATGGACACCACCACGGCATTTGAGGGTGGTGACCAATTCACTAAGTTTGGCTTTGAGGTGAGAGATAGCGTGAAGTTCACGGTTTCTCGCAAGCGATTCAAAAGAGAAACCGGAATGGCAAGACCAATGGAGGGCGATCTTCTTTTCTTGCCCCTCAACAAAGGTTTGTTTGAGATTAAGTTCGTAGAACATGAAAATCCATTCTATCAATTAGGCAAACTTCATTCCTACCAGATGACTTGCGAACTTTTCCAATACAGCGAGGAAAAGTTGAATACGGGAATACCCGAAATAGATGCGGTAGAGGAAGTTGCATTCAAACTTCAACTCACACTAGGAGCAACAAGTGGAACAGGAACTTTTGCAAAAGGCGACTTCGTTTATCAGCCTTCGGGTGGGTCGATTACGGGAAACTTTTCGACGGCGACTTCAAAAGCAACCGTATATTCTTGGAACCCGCAGCAACCGTCGAGTATGGTTCTGGTGGATTCGCTTGGCGGCTGGAGTCTCACGGGAGGATATGTAACAAAGTCGGACAACACAGCATATTACCCTATTGCAGCATCAGGAAGCACGGAGGCATTTGGTACGCTTGTAGACAATTCCAATGCCGCCATACAGGCAGAAGCCGATGGCTTCCTGAACTTTGATGAGAATCACCCATTCGGAGAGCCTTGATGTTCGAATATTACTATCATGGCACTATAAGAAAGGCAGTTGTTGCCTTTGCCAATCTCTTCAACAACATTCATATTGCAAGATACGACTCAAGCAAAGTGGAAGTTGAAAGAATAAAGGTTCCCATTGCATATGGTCCAAGGCAGAAATTCATCAGGAGACTTGAAAGAATCGGAACAGATTTTGATCAAGCGGCAGTTAAGTTAGAAACATATCTTCCAAGACTTTCGTTTGAGATGCAAAACATCACATTCGATTCCTCTCGAAAATTGTCAACGATGAATTCAACGGTTGCTGCACTCAATGCAAATCAATTAAAAAGAAGATATGAGCGGGTTCCTTATAACATTGATCTTTCGTTGAGCATCATGACAAAAAATACGGAGGATGCATTACAGATATTTGAGCAAATCATTCCTTACTTTCAGCCCGATTACACGGTTTCTATCAACATGAATGAAACCGACATGGATGTGGATGTTCCTGTTGTATTCAAGAATGCAATACTATCTGAAGGCGATGATGGAAGTTATGGTGATTACGGGACAAGAAAAGTCACAATCATGACTCTTTCGTTCACCATGAAACTGTATCTGTATGGACCGATTAAGGCGGCACCCGTCATTCGTTCCGTGGAAGCATCGTTTACTGCTCGCGGCGGAACCGGAAACATAACAGCAGCATACGGACCTTCAGGATCAAATCATAAAGTTACAGTACAAGCCGTGACAGGAGCCACAGGATACACGCCAGGAACGACAGGTCAGGTAGTGGTCAATATCACTACATTCTGAAAGAGGATTCATCATGGGAAATGTTGACGAAAATTTGTCTGATGCTTTGAACTTGCCGAAACCCGAACCTGCAAAGGAACCGACCACAATTCAGACAGAGGTCAAGAGTGTAAAAGTCAATAGAGTCGATGCAGACAGAGACTATTCCGAAGTCAGGGACAATCTCAAACGGATAATAGAGAAATCCGAAGAAGCAATAGAGAATATTCTTGAAGTTGCCGTTGAAAGCCAGAATCCCCGTGCTTACGAGGTTGTTGCTCAGTTGATATCCGCTTCTCTTGAAGCAAACAATAAATTGATGCATCTTCACAAGCAGATCAAGGATATCAAGAAGGAAGAACCTGGTAAAACTACAAATGTCACAAACAACAGCATATTCGTAGGAAACACTGCTGATTTGCAAAAAATGATAAGAAACATGAACAACAAGATGATTGCCGATCAAACGGAGAACGACGATGCCTCGCAAACAGGGTGATAGTTATCTCGGAAATCCCCTGATCAAGGGACCAAATGTTCAGGTGCAATACACCAATGAGGAGTTGGCGGAATATGTTCGTTGCTCCAAGGATCCTATTCATTTTCTTGAAACTTATATGAAGATAGTTTCCCTTGATCAAGGTCCAATTGTCTTCAAAATGTATCCCTTTCAAAAGAGAATCGTCAAAGCAATTCACAGCAATCGTTTTGTGATTTCCAAGATACCCCGTCAGAGCGGGAAGTCCACAGTCATGCTTGGATACATTCTTCACAGCATACTGTTCATTCCGAACTATAAGGTTGCCATTCTCGCCAATAAATTGAAGACTGCTAGCGAATTGTTGAGCAGACTGAAATTTGCGTATGAAAATCTTCCAAAATGGATGCAGCAAGGGGTTATAGAGTGGAACAAATTGAGTTTTACCTTGGAGAATGGATCGAAAGTAGTCTCTGCCGCAACGAGTGCATCCGCAGTTCGTGGAGACAGTTTCAACTTTCTTTTGCTCGATGAGTTTGCACATATTCCCGAAAATATAGCGCAAGAATTCTTTTCATCTGTTTACCCAACAATTTCATCAGGAAAGACCTCAAAGGTCGTAATTGTGTCCACACCTCGTGGCATGAACATGTTCTATAAGTTGTGGAAGGATGCAGAGGCAGGAAGAAATCAGTACATACCCATAGAAGCAAAATGGAGTGAGGTGCCTGGCAGAGATTCTAAATGGAAGGAAATCACAAGAAAAAGCCTGTCCAACGAAAGACTTTGGTATCAGGAATATGAATGCGAATTTCTTGGTTCGGAAGACACCCTCATCAAAGCATCCAAGATATCCTCATTGGCACATGAGCAGCCAATATTTCAAAATGAAGAAGGGTTAATTGTTTACAAGGCACCAATCAAAAATCACATTTATGCAATGTGCGTAGACACTTCCCGTGGTCAAGGACAGGACTATCATGCTGTAACCGTGGTGGATGCAACGCAAATGCCATATGAAGTCGTGGCTCGATTCAGAAACAATGTGATGCCCGTAATGATATTCCCCAATCTTATTGAGGTTCTTGGCAATCGATACAACGAAGCATATGCACTGATTGAATTGAACGACACGGGACAACAGGTCTCTGACATTCTTCGTGAAGAACTTGAATACGAAAATATCATTAACATCACTGTAAAAGGCAAAAAAGGACAAAAAGCAGGAGAAGGATTTGGTACGGGAAGAGTTCAGTATGGCATCAAAATGTCAAATCAAACAAAGAAGACAGGGTGTCTGGTTCTCAAGGAAATGATTGAACATGACAAAATTCTGTTGAATGATTTTGACATCATTGCAGAACTTTCAACTTATGTTGCGAAAGGTGTTTCGTATGAAGCAAGTCCTGGATACAATGATGACTTGATTTCAACGCTCGTTATGTTTGGATGGCTTACTACACAACCATATTTTAAAGATATTGTCAACACAGACATACGGCGCAAATTGTTTGAAGATAAACTGAAAAAACTTGAAGAAGATCTTGTTCCGTTTGGGTTTTTAGAAATTGGCGAGGACAGCGAAAGAACGCAGGATGAAATAGATTTGGGAAGAGAAATGACCCCAAAACAAGAGCGTCTACAACAAAACAGCCCATTCAACGATGAGCCATTCTACGGAGGGGCTAACTGGTAGAAATGCTAAATAAAGTCGTTCGCAACTTTTGAATAATCACAGGAGACCGCCCTTATGGGATTCCAAATCAGTCCTGGCGTAACAATCACTGAACGAGACTTGACCACGATCATTCCTGCGGTGGCTACCACAAATGCCGGTATTGCAGGCTATTTCAAATGGGGTCCGGCAGATCAGCGCGTAATTGTGACCGATGTCGCCAATCTTGTCGCTCTTTACGGCACCCCCAACGATGACAACTTCAAGTATTGGTTCAGCGCAGCCAACTTCCTAGGCTATGGAAACAATCTTCAGGTTGTTCGTGTCACCACAGCCGGAGCATCGGCAGGCAATGCAGGACAAACCGGATCACAAGGATACATTCCTAACAGTGATACTGATCTTCCTACAGTTAGCACTTCTTCGGGCATGTTCTTTGGAAAGTATCCAGGATCTCTTGGAAACAGTCTTGCTATCGAAATTTGTGGTGCTGACGCTGGTCTAACCGCCTTCAATGCATGGACTTACAGTTCTCAATTTGATTCGGTTCCAAATACTTCGTATTATGCAGGAACAACTCTTGGCTTGTCTGACGCAAATGATGAATTCCATCTTGTCGTTCTTGATCGCCTTGGTCAATTTAGCGGAACAATAGACACGGTTCTTGAAAGATTTCAGGGTCTTTCGCTTGATCCAAATGCAATCGAGCAAGATGGAACGAATGCGTATTTCAAGAGCAAAATAAACAACGAGTCTAAGTATATCGGAGTCGCGGGTTCAATCTCGTCATTTGCGTCCGCTCCTTTCATTGCGGGAGCAGTGACAGGTTCTGGCTTGACAGCAGGAACCAACAATGGCGTTGGAACATGGAGTTTCAACCCTTCATCTGTAACAGGCAGCAGATATGACACAGGTTCTACAACCGGTGTAACTGCAACAGGCATTTTCCGTCTTAATCTTCAAGGTGGAACCGGTGAATTTGAATCGTCAGGCAGTCAGTTGTTTGCAACAGGAAGAGGTTATAATCTCTTTGCAGATCCAGACCAGTCTGATGTATCTCTTCTGATTGGTGGACCAATCGATGTCACGAATGTTGGAAGCCTTCGTGATATCGTAAATGCAAGAAAGGATTGCGTGGCATTTGTCTCGCCCGTAATTAATAATGCATCCACAGATGAAGCCACTAAGTTGTCCACAGCCAAGACTTTCAGAAATGCTGTGGGTAACTCTTCCTATACCGTAATCGATACGGGCTACAAGTATCAATATGATTCGTACAATGACACTTATCGATATGTGCCGCTGAACGCAGACATTGCCGGTCTTTGCGCTCGTACAGACCTTACCAACGATCCTTGGTATTCGCCTGCGGGATTCAATCGTGGGGTGGTTCGAAACACGATTCGCCTTGCATATAATCCCAATAAGACTCACCGCGATGAACTGTATCAGAACGCCATCAATCCTGTTATCACCATGCCAGGAGAGGGAACTTTGCTGTTCGGTGATAAAACCGCGCAGACCAAGCCCTCGGCATTTGACCGCATCAATGTTCGTCGTTTGTTCATCGTACTTGAGAAGGCAATTGCAACGGCTGCCAAATACAGCCTTTTCGAATTCAACGATGCCTTCACACGCTCACAATTCCGCTCGATGGTTGAACCGTTCTTGCGCGATGTGCAAAATCGTCGTGGTATTACTGACTTCCTCGTCAAGTGCGATGAGTCAAATAACACGGCTGAAGTCATAGATGGCAATCGGTTTGTTGCAGACATCTACATCAGACCTGCCCGTAGCATCAATTTCATCCAATTGAATTTCATTGCTACCAAGACAGGTGTTTCGTTCACAGAGGTAGGCGGTTAATCACCCCTAAATAAGGAAAAGGAGACCTTAAATGGCATACAGCCAATTCAGCATAGACGCTTTCCGAGCAAACCTTATTAATGGTGGTGCGAGAGACAACCTTTATCTGGTAACAGGTTCATTTCCAAGCGGAGGATCTCGTGCCATTAATGCAGCAGCAGGCGTGGCAGGAGCAATCTTTGGAACTGCCGCAGCAGGAGCAATCAGTTCTGTCGGTGGCCTTTTGAACAACGGCAACTCCAACAGTCAGATTACCTTTCTCTGCAAAGGGGCTAAGATTCCTGCTTCAAAATTGACTGAAGGTACGGCTAACTTCATGGGCAGAACCATGAAGTTTCCTGCTGACCGGTCTTATGATAACTGGGGTCTTACTGTTTACAACGACGGTTCCTACAACCTACGCAAGTCGTTTGAATCTTGGTCCAACCTCATTAATTCGTATCAGAGTAATGTTGGTCCCAACAACTTCAACTCGTATTTGATGGATTGGGCGGTTCAGCCCCTTACTCGCGAAGGAAACGCAATCTGCACCTATAAGTTCATTGGTTGCTTTCCTGCAACTGTTGGCGAAGTTAGTCTTTCGTTCGAGAGTAAGTCAAACATTTCTGAATTCACAGTTGATCTTTCTTATCAATATTATGAACTAGTCGGCACATCAACCTGATTTCAAGTCAGGCAATAGAGAGGTTTTAACCATGGAATTGTTCGGCTTTAAATTAGAACGGTCGAAAAAGCAACAATCTGATTTCAAGGCACTTAAGTCGTTCGTGGTCCCCACCACGGACGATGGTGCCATTCCGGTCGAGGCTGGCGGATTTTATGGTCAATATGTCGATCTTGATGGTTCTGTCAGAAATGATTTTGAACTAGTTGCAAAATATCGCGAAATGTCAATGGATCCTGTCTGCGAAGTTGCCATTGATGATATTGTCAATGAATCCATCGTAACCGAACCAGGCAAAATGCCAATCAAGTTGTCATTTATAAACGATTCCACTTTGGCACTTACTCCTAAGATCAAGAACAAAATCGAAGAGGAATTCAAGAACATTCTTCGTTTGATGTCATTCGACACAAAAGGATATGAAATCTTTCGAAGATGGTATGTGGACGGAAAGATATATTTTCATATCATCGTTGATGAAGAAAAGACGGAAAAGGGAATACTTGAACTTCGATATGTTGATCCTCTCAACATACAAAAGATCCGTGAATTCAAGAAGGAAACTCGTCCAGATGGAAACAAGATTATCACGGGATTCCGTGATTTCTATCTTTACAACAAGGATAATCCTCGCGTAGGTTCTTCTCAAGGCATAAAAATTAGCGATGATGCAATCGCCTTCTGTTCATCAGGAATGTTTGATAGTCGCTACCGCCGAACGGTGGGTTTTTTACACAAAGCCATCAAACCGTTGAATCAATTGCGAATGATGGAAGATGCCGTGGTCATCTACCGAATCTCCCGCGCTCCCGAACGCCGCATTTTCTACATCGATGTAGGCAATCTTCCCAAGACAAAGGCAGAAGCCTATGTCAAGGACATCATGAATCGGTATCGCAACAAGTTGGTATACGATGCCAACACGGGCGAGATTCGGGATGACCGCAAGTTCATGTCCATGCTTGAGGACTATTGGTTGCCTCGCCGTGAAGGTTCAAAAGGAACCGAGATCAGCACCCTGTCCGGCGCACAGAATCTTGGTGAACTTGCCGACATCGTGTATTTTCAGAAGAAGTTGTATCGCGCTCTCAATGTTCCTGTCAGCCGCCTTGAGCAGGACAAGGGCATTGCCCTCGGAAGATCGTCAGAAATCAATCGTGACGAACTAAAATTCTCAAAATTTGTATCTCGCCTACGCAATAAATTCAATGAACTCATTTTTGACCTTCTACGCAAGCAAATCCTACTCAAGAATATCATCACTCCAGATGAATGGCCCTCCATCAAGGAAGTATTGTTCTTGGATTATCTCAAGGATTCTTATTATGTGGAAGCCAAGAATGCGGAACTACGCAAGCAGCGCAACGGCGAACTGAATGATATTGAAAAATACATAGGTAAGTATTATTCTCATTATTGGGTTCGTACACAGGTTCTCGGCATGACTGAAAGCGAAATTGCCGAAATGGATAAGCAAATGTCTGTGGAACGAAACAAGGGAATGTATCCATCAACAGATGGATAAAGAAAGGAAAAGGCTGGAGATGCAAAAGAACAATCTTTCAGGTGTCTTGGATTCCGTAAATGAGAAGGATGCCGTTGCATTCAAGAACTCCCTTGTTCAGGCTCTCAACAATCGATTGTTTGCAGCACTTGAGACAAGAAAGAACGAGGTTGCAAAGGAAATTCTCGGAGAGAGCGAGGCTACCGCAGAAGAAGTAAACGAAGCCAACATTCTTGCACCGACTGCTCCACCTGTGGTTGGTGTGAAGAAGAAAACGGGAAAGACAATTGTTCCTCCCCCACAGACAAAGGCAGAAGCGATTGCTCCTGCAAAGCCAGCAGTCGATCCTGCCGCAAAAGCCAAGGCAGATATGTTGAAGGCAAAGGCTGCTGTTCAGGCAAATAAGGCAAAGTTGGATGCAGTTGAAGTCAAGAAGAATGTTCTCGACAAGAAGGAACTTGATACCATGCAACGGCAGATTGATGCTGTCATGGACAACAGCGTTGACATTGCGTCTTTGAAGCCTGTTCCTGGCGGATTTGAAATTAAGAAGCAACCAGACGATGGTCTGAATCCGACATTGGACAAGGAATTCCTGATGAAGACTTTTCAGCACAACGGCAAGATCGTTGAATTGAAGCAGATCGGTCTCGGGCTTTCAAGACCCATCCGTGTTTACATTGATGGTAGTCGATGGAATTTCTTTCCAGGACTTGAGTCTGCTGCGAAGATGGCAAAGGAATACATCGACATGACTAGTGGTATGAACCGCGAGTCGATTGAATCTGTTGCAGAGACTATATCAGAGAAGGTTGATCTTGATGGTCGAACAAAATTGGTCAGAGATACGATGGCTCGCCTTGAGATGTACAAAAAATCTCGAATCGAGAAAGCCAAAAAGATGCAGGAAGAGCAGGAAACAGGAGAAAAGAAGTATGAGGGTCTGTACAAGGATGGAACAGGACGAGGAGCCTTTGTTCCTGAGCCATATAACACAGGGGCAAAGGTGCATCCATATTTCCAAAAGAGCGTAACCGAAGGGATTCTTGATGAATTTAAGAAAGCATTCGGCAAGGAAAGCATGACCTTCCATGAAGGGGATAAGGAAGAATATGAAAAATTCTTCAAGGCTGCAATGAAGAAATTTGGCATTAATGCACCATCAGACCTACAGAGTGATGCAGACAAGAAGAAGTTCTTCGCCTATATCAAGAAAAATTACAAGGGTTAAATTGCCAACAGTTGTCTACAAGTTCAAAACCAAACAACTACTTGATGAAGTAGTTGCTGCTGTTGCCTCTTCTTGTATTTGCAGCAGCATAAAAGAAGTACATTCAACCGAAGAGTTCAAAATTTTGGTTGAGTGTAGCAATGACAGGGACTTGAATGAGGTTCGTTTCTGCGTTGCTCAAATAAAAGAACAGATCAAAAACAAGCAACTCACCGAAAAGGTTGTCAATATTCTTCAACATTCATCAAGCGGAAATGGAAAACTGCTTCGTCTGATGAATGGAGATCTTGTGCGTCTGTCTCCCGTAAATGCAAAAGCAATAACACAAATACATGATCAATTATCAGAGACCAATCAAGCATTGTTGAGAACAATGTTGATCGAATCTAAGTATTGTCATGATGCTGTTGTTGATTTTTGCAACAACAGAATCAGAGAGGAATCCTAATCATGACAGATTCCTGTTCTGACAAGCAACTGGAGTTAATAAAGGAAATATATGGCTAATTCAACATCGTATCTCGTAAGAACAAGAAATCGCTGTGTTGTCGGAGTATATGGAGATACCGCAGGAACAATCACTTTCGGCATCACTAACTCTGCATTTGATGCAAATGACTCGTTGGATAGCAGAATAACAAATTCGTCTGCTTGTCTTTCACGAATTGTATATGGATTAAGCGGAGCAGGAACCTTGCTTCGATTCGGTCCAACAGGAGGAACTGCGTTCATGCTGTCTCCGAATTCATCAGGTTCAATTGATTTCGAAAGAATCACTTTGCCAAACAATGCCGTATCTCCCGCAGATGGAACTTTCAAAGTAGAAGTTCCAGCAAGCACCACGGTGACCGCGTATTTGGAATTCGTACCATTCTAACCAAACAACGGAGACCCAATGAAACTCTTCTGTGATCTCAACGAAAATATTCAAGTTCTGACCGAGGAGCCTGCTCCTGGTCAGAAAAACTATTTCATCGAAGGCATATTTCTTCAAGGCAACATCACAAATCGCAATAAGCGAAAGTATCCCATGGAGACTCTTCAGAAGGAAGTAAGTCGCTATAACGAGAATTTTGTCAAACAAAAGCGTGCTTTTGGTGAACTTGGTCATCCTGAAGGACCAACCATCAACCTCGAAAGAGTCAGTCACATGATCACCGATTTGCGTCGTGAAGGTCATAACTTCATTGGTCGGGCGAAGATTATGGATACTCCATATGGCAAGATTGTTAAAAATCTCATTGATGAAGGGGCTAAACTCGGAGTTTCAAGCCGTGGAATGGGTTCCTTGGAAGAAAG